GCCACCCAGAGACTTTTCCGCCTGGGTAGAGGTTAACGCCAGGCGCTGTAGGGCCAAAACAGGCGATATTTTCAACATTTCGGAGCGAAAACACATGCCACGCGGCGGATACCGACCCGGCGGCAGCGGGCCGCAGCCAGGATCGGGGCGTCCGAAGAAGGGCGAGCAGCCGGTCGCCAAGATGGTGCTGACCGAATCCATGCTCATCGGCATGTCGCCGCTGGAATACATGCTCTCGGTCATGCGCGACCAGTCCGCCGACGCGGCGCGTCGGGACAGGATGGCGCAGTGCGCCGCGCCCTACGTCCACGCTCGGGCCGAGGCGACCGGTAAGAAGGCTCAGGCCGAAGAAATCGCGGCGACCGCCGAACGCGGCACCGACTGGGAGCAGCTGCTGGCGAACTGATGGCCTGGGATACCTCCTGCCGAGACTGGGCTGATCGGCTCCGGTCGGGCCGGTCCCTGGTTCCAGACCTCCCGCTCGACCATGACGCCGCGCGCAGGGCGGCGGGCATATTCGACGCGCTGCGTCTGCCGGATGTCCCCGGCCAGCCGCGCATGAAGGAAGCGGCGGGCGACTGGCAGCGGGACATCGTCAAGGCGCTGTTCGGCTCGGTCGTCAATGGCCAGCGGCAGATCAGGGAATGCTTTGTCCTGGTGCCGAAGAAGAACTCGAAGACGACCGCCGGCGCGGCGATCATGCTCACGGCGCTCTTGGTCAACCAGCGACCGCGCGCCGAGTTCCTGCTCATCGCGCCGACGCAGGAGATCGCGGATCTCGCGTTCGGCCAGGCCGTCGGCATGATCGAAGCGGACCCGGTTCTGGCGAGCAAGTTTCATGTGCAAGGACACCTCAAGAGAATTTCATACCGGCAGACCAAGGCGTTCCTGAAGGTCAAGAGCTTCGATCCGAAGGTCATCACCGGAACGAAGCCCGCCGGCATCCTGCTGGACGAGACGCACGTCATCGCCGAGGCACCGGACGCGGATCGCGTGATCGGCCAGCTTCGCGGTGGTCTGATCTCGCAGCCCGAGGGCTTTCTGATCCAGATCACGACGCAATCCGAGCGACCGCCAGCTGGTGTATTCGCCGCCGAGCTGGCGAAGGCGCGCAAGGTACGCGACGGCACGCTGAGCGCGCCGCTGCTGCCGGTGCTCTACGAGTTCCCGCCGAATGTCGATTGGCAAGATCCATCGAACTGGCATTTGGTCACGCCCAACAACGGCCGCAGCATCACTGTCGAACGGCTGATCCCCGACTACGAGGCGGCGCGCGAAGCGAGCGAGGCCGAACTACGACGCTGGGCATCGCAGCATCTCAACGTCCAGATCGGCGTCGCGCTGCGGTCCGATGGATGGGCCGGGGCGCAGTTCTGGATCCGAGGCAACGGCGGGCCGCGCTCGCTGGACGAGCTACTCGACCGCGCCGAGGTGGCGACGATCGGCATAGACGGCGGCGGACTGGACGATCTGTTCGGATTCGCCGTCATCGCGCGCGAGCGAGACACGCGCCGCTGGCTACTCTGGGCTCATGCGTTGATCAGCCCCGAGGGACTGGACCGCCGTAAGGCGAACGCGGCGCTGTACCAAGACTTCGCGCGCGACGGCGATCTGACGGTGGTCGATGGCCTTCCTGGCGACCTTGAATGGATCAAGGCGCATGTCGGCCTGGTCCTCGACGCCGGATGCCTGGCGATGGTCGGCGCTGACCCTGCTGGCATCGGCGGCGCGGTGGACGCGCTGGCCGAGATCGGCGTGTCGGAAGAGACCAAGCTCCTGGTCGGTGTGCCGCAGGGCATCCGGCTCATGAACGCCGCGAAGACCGTCGAACGCAAGCTCGTCGATGGCTCGCTGAAACACTCTGGAAGCCGCCTCCTCGCATGGTGCGCGGGCAACGCGAAAGTCCGCGCGACATCGACGGCGATGATGATTGAGCGAGCGGCGAGCGGATACGGAAAGATCGACCCACTGATGGCCTCATTCAACGCGGCGCACCTGATGACGCTTAATCCGACCGTCGCCGGCCCGGCGGCGGCGTGGGCGATGCCGTGCTGAGTTGGCTCGACCGGCTGCGTGGCCGGGACGAAAAGAAAGCGGTCGAGTTCACCGAGGGCTGGCTGGACGCGGCCTTTGGCTATTCGCAGTCGTGGACCGGAGAGCCGGTCACCGTCTCAACGGCGCTACAGGTTCCGGCTTTCTATCGCGCGGTCATGGTCATCGCGGATGGATTGGCGCAACTGCCCATCGTTCTGATGCGACCGACCGATGGCGGCATGGAGCCGGCGACGGACCATCCTCTGTTCGACTTGTTCGCGCGCTCGCCGAATGCCTGGCAGGACGCGAGCGAATGGGTCCGAACCACGATGATGCACAAGGCCTCGACGGGCTGTGCGGTGTCGTGGCGCAACGTGGTGAACGGCCAGATCCGCGAGCTGATCCCGATCAGGCCCGATAACGTCCAGATCACCGTCCGGCAGGATCTGGAACTGGAATACACGATCTCGTTCGAGAACAACAAGACGTTGACCCTCGCGCGATCCGAGGTTTTCCATCTTCGCTCGCCGTCGTGGGACAGCGCACGCGGGCTCGATCCGGTGCTGCTCGGTCGCCAGGCACTCGGGCTCGCGCAAGCGAGCGAACGGTCACAGGCGGCGCTGCACAAGAACGGCGTCCGCACGACCGGCCTCTTCACCCTCGACGGCAACCCGTCGCAGGAACAGCGCGATCGGGTGCGCGAGGCCATCGCCTCGATGTACGGCTCGGCCAGCAACACGGGCAAGCCGGTGCTAGCCTCGGGCGCGCTCAAGTTCACGCCCACGCAGATGACCGGCGTCGATGCCCAGCACCTCGAAACGCGCAAGCATCAGATCGAAGAGATCGCGCGGCTGATGGGCGTCTTCTCGATCATGCTCGGCCACGCGGGCAACAACTCCCCGACGTTCGCATCCGCCGAAGCGTTCTTCGCGGCACATGTCCGCTACACGCTCCAGCCCGAGATCAAGGCGATGACCAGCGCGCTCAATGCGCAGCTGCTCACCGACGAGGAGTGGAGCGCGGGCTATCGCTTCACGATGGACACAAGCGAGCTTCTGCGCGGATCGCTCAAGGACCGCGCCGAATACTACGACCGCGCCATTCGCGGCGGCTGGATGACGCGCAACGAAGCGCGCGAGGACGACGGCTGGAACCCGATCGATGGTCTCGACAAGCCGCTGTTCCCGCTCAACATGGGCGAGGTGGTCGGCCAGGGCTCCGACGCGGATGTCGCGCAGCCTGTCGATGTCGAGGACGACGACAACGGCGCGAAGAACCCGTGGAAGCCGACCGATGAGATGGCGGCGAACGCGCGGCGCGCGCTTGCGTGGCGCGACGAATACGGGCGCGGCGGCACCGCTGTCGGCATCGCTCGCGCGCGCGATATCAGCAACGGTCGCCGTCTGCCGCGCGACACCATCATGCGGATGGTCTCGTTCTTCGCGCGGCACGAAGTGGACAAGGAGGCCGAGGGCTTCCGCCAGGGCGAGCCGGGATTCCCGTCGAACGGACGCATCGCGTGGGATCTCTGGGGCGGCGACGCTGGCCGCGCATGGGCGAACAGGATCGCCGACAGGATTGAGGAGCTCGGAGAATGAGCAACGGCGTCGCGAGCATCGCGCTCGAAGTCAAGTTCGCGTCCGACAAGCCGATGGGCTCGTTCTCGGGCTACGGCGCGGTCTACGGCAACATCGACGAGGGCGGCGACATGATCACGCCAGGCGCGATGGCGCGCAGCCTCGCGTCGTGGGGCGCGAAGAACATGCTCCCGGCCATGTACTACAACCATGACCGCTCCAAGGGCGCTGTCGGCGTCTGGGAAAAAATGAGCGAGGACCAGAACGGTCTGCATGTCGAGGGCCGGATCATCGGCCTCGACACCGACGAGGGGAAGATGACCTACGCGCGCTTGCGTGAAGGCGCGATCAAGGGCATGAGCATCGGCTATCGTGTCCCCGCCGGCGGATCGAAGATGGGAACGGGTCGCACCGGAGAGCCGCGCCGCTGGTTGAAGGCCATCGATCTGCGCGAAGTCTCGGTCGTTGACGACCCGATGAACCCGCTCGCGAAGCTCGCCTACCTCAAGAGCGCGCCCGCGCTCATTCTCGACGCGCGCGGCCTTGAGGCTGCTCTGCGCGACGAGCACGAGATGTCCATCGCCGAGGCCAAGAGCCTCGTCTCGGTGGTCCGTCGTCATCTGCGCGATGCAGCTGACGAACACGCCGACGCCTCTCGTGATGACGAGGTCGAGGCTTTGGTCGCGTCGCTCAAGCGCGCGACTTCCATCCTCTCCACGAAAGGTTAGTCCAATGGAACTCAACGAACTGAAGGGCGCGGTCGATGCTGTCGGCTCCGCTTTCGAGGCTTTCAAGCAGACCAACGATGCGCGTCTGGCCGAGATCGAAAAGAAGGGCTCTGCCGACGTCGTGACGCGCGACAAGCTCGACCGGATCGAGACGTCGTTGTCGAAGTACGAGTCGCTGAACCAGAAGCTGGTCCAGGCCGAGCTCGCGGCGAAGAACGCCTCCGAGACCGCCGCCGATCTGGCCGCGAAGCTGAACCGGATGGGCTCCGGCAAGGCCGCTCCCGAGGTCGACGAGGTCAAGGCGCGTGCGAACGACTGGATGCGCGCTGTCGTGCGCTCCATCGCGCGCGGTGATGGCGCTCTGTCCGAGAGCGAGCGCAAGAGCCTCGACGGCGTCGCCGCCGAGATGAAGTCGCTGTCGCTGTCGCCCGACACGCTCGGTGGCTATCTCGCGCCGACCGAGTACGTTCGCGAGATCATCAAGGGTGTGGTCGAAGTTACGCCGTTCCGCGCTGTCGCGCGGACCCGGCAGACCACGCAGAAGGCGATCCAGCTGCCGAAGCGCACCGGCACCTTCTCGGCGCAGTGGGTCCAGGAGCAGGGCACGCGCTCCGAGACCACCGGGCTGACGTACGGGATGGATGAGATCCCGACGCATGAGATGTATGCGCTCGTGGACATCACGAATCAGATGCTTGAAGACGCCGCCTTCAACATGGAGGCCGAGGTTCGCGCCGAGGCCACCGAGCAGTTCGCGAAGGCCGAAGGCGCGGCGTTCCTGAGCGGCTCGGGTGTCGGTCGTCCGTTCGGCTTCCTCAACAACGCTTCCATCGCGACGGTCAATTCCGGCGCGGCGGCTGCGCTGACGGCTGACGGTCTGCTGAGCGTCTACTACGGGATCAAGACCGACTACGCGCGCGCGGCGGTGTGGATGATGAACCGCTCGACCATCGGTCAGATCCGCCGCCTGAAGGACGGTGACGGCGAGTATCTCTGGGCTCCTGGCCTCGCCGGCGGCGTGCCGAACACCATCAACGGCGCGCCCTACGTCGAAGCCGCCGACATGCCGGATGTCGGCGCGTCGGCCAAGCCCGTCGCGTTCGGTGACTTCCGCCGTGGCTACGTCATCGTGGATCGCATCGCGATGGAGATGCTCCGCGATCCGTACA